GTGTTGTTTTCTGATTGCCCACGTTCAACATTTTTGTTGACATACCGAAATGACAAAATCATTGGTGATTCCGCCATTACCCACATTTTCAATGCCGGTTGGATATATTCAAACAACAATGTTTGGTTTTCATTTGACAAATTCCCATCAATGATTTGTTGTCCGATTTCATCGTACAAATCGGAACCGATGATGGGTTGGATTTGCATTTCTTGACACATCATGACCAATGGTCGCAACTTGACCATGGAAACGTTTTCATTGATGAACGTTCCATTTTTCAAATCCGTTTCCGTAATAAACAACGCCTTGTCCATCTTTTTATCAATTACGTTTTTTCACTAATGTTTGAACCCAAATGTGACGGCATGACGGCCGTGTCAATCCGGTTTTTTTGTCGGTGTAAAATCCACCCCGGCGTTCCCATACCGAATACCCCATCTTTGCGGAAATTTGGTTGATTTCCTCACGTGTGTAATACCGGTTTTTTTCAATCATGTATTGGCAAAATTTACGGGATGTTTCCAACAATTTTGGCCCGTATTCCGGCAACACATCGTACTTGTACCGAATTTCCAACATTTGTGTCATGTCCTTTGACTTAACCCAATCTTTTGCCGGTTCCCCAATTTCTTTCAATGTCCCGGTCACTTTGATGGAACCATTTTCAATCAATGCGGAAATTCGTTCGGAAACCAAATCAATGTCCAAACCCAATTCGGATGCAATGGTATCCGATGAAATGTTTGGGTTTTTGTCTATTTTCTTGACAATTTGTTTGTCAATATCTTCATAATCCGATTTGAATTCATTTTCTTTCAATTCAAACCCATATCGCATTGGCCGGGATTTCAATAATTCAAAACCCGATTGGCATTCCCCATGGTTTTCAAATTCTGCAATCAACAAATCATCATCATCCACGGATGAAAATGTTTGTGGTGTTGGTGATAATCCAACCAATGAACGTATTTCCCCATCGGTCAATTTTTCCAATACCTTATTCGCAACCAATGGTGACAATGATTGGATGGAATCGGTGGTTTTTGGAACTTCAATTGTATCATCGGGCAATCCCATCATGGTACGTAATTCACCACGGGATGCAATTTGCAACAACGTTGTTTCACTTAATTGTTCTTTGATTGGTTCGGTTGGGATAATTTCCAACACATTGCCAAAACCATTGAATGACAATAAATAATTGTATGAACGGATTTGTTCATTTGCCCTGTCTTTGACATACACCGATTTGAACAATTCGTATGATTCAACCAACTCCGAACGGCCACCCAATTGGCCGGATTCCTTAATCCCAAACAACATTCCGGATGTAACCCGGTGCGCCGTGAAAATTTCCTGTTGGATTGATTCGTTTAAAATGTCAAATTGTTTGTCCAAATCATTGGCTTGAACCGGAATCAATTTCATGCCGTATTCCGCCCCATCCGTGAATTCAACCATTATGCGTTCACCATCATCACCACCAAATTTTGATTTGACTTTGCGTTCAATTTCACGTTGTTTTTCGATGGATGGAACCCCGTTGTTGAATTGGAAAACGAATCCACCCAAAAACCCATTCCGCAAATTTTGAACGTGGAAATTGGCAATTCGGGAATCACTTTCAATGTATGCCATGGCCCCGAAATATTCTGGGATTGGGTAATGATAACAATTCGGGGAATATGTCACCACATAGAAAATTTGTTTTCCCAATCTTTGTTCCGGGTTGAATCGGTCAAAAATTTCCAAATCCTTTGGTTTCCGGTTGCCATCCCACAATTTTGAACGGCCAATTTTTTTGCCATCCACCGACACACGGCATTCATGGAATGGAACGTGGGAAATGGATGAAATTTTGCCACCCAATGACCAAACAATTTCCAATGCATAACCATTGAAAATTTCATTGTCCATGATGGTTTTTCGCAACACATCATTCATTGAATCAAATGGGTTTGGATTCTCCATGAAATCCCCCAATTGCCCAATCATTTCATCGGTCAATTTGTTTGTGTCGTATGTGAACCCACCACCGAAAATGTAATTGACTTTTCCATTGATGATGGCGTTGTGTTTTGCGGAACGTTGGTACATTTCCAACAAATACATTGGGAATTTGTTGTCTTCACCATACACAACAAAATCATTTCCGGTCACCACCTTGAAAACGGGCATGGCCAATTCAAATTTCATTTGTGTCCGATTAGACACGGCCGGTGATGTTACAATGGCGTATTCACTTTTCATATTGTCGGTTCAAAATATGTGATTGGATTTTCAATTGTGAAATCCGTTGATTCATTTGTCAAAACTTGGTACAATCCGCATTCAATCATTCGGGTAATTTCCGGCGAATCAACCGATATTGCACCGGTTTCACCCTCGTAAAGTGAATACCGACATTGGCCAATGGGAATGTTTGGGATTGTAACATCAAACCCATCCCACCGGTCGGTGTATGTTGACACGTTTGCGGATTTTGGGAATGACAAAAAAAATGATTCATTGGTTGAAATATGTTCAATCAACAAATACAAATAATTTCCACTCACCATGTTTTCCGTGGCCGTGAAAAACAAACGTTGGTTTTCTCCGGAATTCAACAATTGCATGAAAACAAATGCACAAAAAATCAAATTGTGCCAAATAAAAAAACCGGCCCAAATTGGAACCGGTTTTGTTGAAATATGTGGTGGAATTTTAATCCAATGGAACTTCACCCGTGAACATGTATGGCGCTTGCGTTTCCAATGATGTGAATGTCAAATTTTGTCCATTCAAATCCCCCATTGCCGTTCCGGAAACTGCCGTTCCTGTTGTGGCAAAACATCCGTTTTCATATCCCAAAACGTATTGGTTCCCCAATCGGTCCAAAACAATGATGGCGAAACGGCCTTTGGTCAAAACCATGAATTGATTTCGTGCCGTGGTTGACAAACGTGGCAATGCAATCACCAATTCGGTTTGATAGAACGTGGATTGATTTTCAATTGATGAATTTGCCGTGATGGTGAAATTTCCGGTTTGTGGTGGTAACTCGAATAGAAAAAAATCACCGGTTGTGACATCTGCAATGACACCACCGGCCGGTGTATCGTATGTGATGGATGTGAAATCCGCAATATATACGGCCTTTATTCCACCCACGGATTCTTTACAATCTAACGTGTATCCGCTTGTAATTGAACAACTCATTTTTTTATCTTTTATTTGGTGGAAAAAATGGTGGTGGATTTTACCCCACCACCATGGTCAATTTATGCAATCATGAAACGGCCAACTTGGTCGGTGAATGCAACTTGTACACCGGCTTTGAATTCGCACATGAAACGTACTTCATCCGCCTCTTTTGCGTAGAAAATTTCAAATTTTTCCTCTTCACCCAATAAATCGGTTCCGAAATAGAAGTTAGACAAACGGCCAAAATACAAATCATTTGATGTGTTCAAACCATTCACACCAATCAAACGAATGTTTGAACCGGGCAATGTCAATTCGTATGTTTCAACCCCGTTCAAATATGAAATGTTGAAATAGTTTTGCGCCACCAAACCTTGTTTGATGATGGTGAACATGTCCATGCCACAAAAAATGACAACATCATCCGCCCCACGAATATCCGCCACGATGTTGGCTTCAATTCGGTTCAACATTTTGATGACATTTGCACCGCCGGATGAACCGGTCAAATCCGCCAATGTCAATGTTGTCCATCCGGAAACGGTTGCATTCCAATCCGTAACACCGGACAAAATTGACACAAACCCGGTGATTGAATTGCCGGAACCGGTACCGGTCCACACGGCCGTTTCCAATGCCTTTTGGATGGCCTTTACTTTCATTGTGGCATATTGTTCCTCAAATGGAATGGTTGTCAACATGGAACCGGATGGCAATTGTGATTGCATCCAATATTGTTGCAAGGCCTTTGGGCATAACGATTCATATACCTTGACATCAACAATGTTGATTGTGCGTTGTGTGAAATCGGTTGCATTGGTTCCAACGTTTGATGTGAACCCACAACCATAACCATACGCAAATGATGTGGTTTCGGTCATCAAATTCAATGTTGATGGACCTTTCAAACCAACTTGTTTGTTGATTAGTGAAATTGTACGGGCATCAAACAATGATTTGGTAATCAATGGCAATACATTTTGGTTAGTGTACTGCGTTAATGGTGCTGTAAATGTGTAACTCATTTTTTTTTATTTATTTTTTAATACTTGTTTCAATGTTTCAAAACGTTCCCATTTTTCATCTTTTTTGGAACTTGAAAACGTTTCATTTTTGGTTGGTTCCGCCGTGGGCATCAATTCAATTTTTCCCAACATGGATGCCATTTTTTCGTTCATTTTGGACATGCCACCCAATTTGGACATCAAATCCGCAATCATTGTTTCCAACTTTGTGATTCGTTCCGCCATGGATTCCATTTCCGGGCCGTAATCAACGGATTGGGTTGATGGTTCAACCGCCAATTCAACGTTTGATTCATCCGCCATTTTCTCGGTTTCTGCTTCAATTTCGATTTCCACGGATTGTTCATCCTCAATGGGCATGATTTCGGAAATGACACCATCGGTGACCACAATTTTGGCAACACCAATCAATTCATGTTCCCCATCCGGTGCCGGGATTTCCATTCCATTTTCACCAATGGCCAAAACTTTTGCACCAACAACAATTTCACCATCAATTTTCACATCCGTTCCGGATGCCGTGGTGTAAATTGCAAATGCTTCATTTTTAGACATCTTCAAAATGTTTCGGATACCCACCAACAATTGGTTTGTTGTATTCATATTTTGAAAAATTTATTTGAAAACAAATGCATGGGTTGAAAAAAATTGGCCGAAATTATTTCAACAACTCCAAAATTTCATCAACCATGGACATTGATTTGAATTGGTTTTGTTTCAACACAAACAATTCATCAAATGCCCCCTCAACTGAAAACCCACGGAATTCACCGGTTTTCACTTTGTTTTCCCATACATCATCATTTTCAATTTTGTATGAACCAAACCATGTCCCATGTGGCAAATCATTCATGGCCGTTGGTGGGTTGATTCCACGTTTGCCATCAATCAAAAACGTTTCAAACATGTATACCCCATCCACTGGTGTTTTATGTTGCATGTTGACATTTTTACCAAACCCATTTTTCATGAATTTCATGGCAATTTTTTCAATGGTGGATTCGGAAAATGTTACATAATACGGGCCGGTTTTTTCATCATGCCGGAAAATTGGCAAATTCGGAATCATCAACGGACCGGAAACAATCCGCCGTTCATCATTGATTTGGAATTGATGTTTTTTGGATTCATTGAAAATGTGGAAATTCCGTTCAATGGCCGGTTTCCCAACCAATGCAACAAAGTTCACACCGGTTTCAAAATCATTTTCATCAATCACACATTCAAACAATGGTATTTCATTTTCGTTGTTCATCTTTTTATCATTTTATGGTTGATGTCTGTTTCAAACGTTTTGCCCGTTGTTGTGTCCCGGTCACATCGGATTCAACAACATATGCCCGAATGGTTGGGTTTTTGAAATTTTCAAATTGATTCAATTGGATTTTGGTTGCACTTGACAATTGTGAACCGATCGATTGAACATTGGGCATTGAACCGGATGATGCCCCGGCCAATGATGGTTGTGAACCCGTATTGCCACCACCACCGGATTGATTTGGTATTTGAACTTTGTTGATTTCACGAACTTGTTTGAACCCGTTGATTCCAATGACCGATGCATTGGCAATTTTGATGGCCGTTCCGAATGGTTCTGGGTATGGGTTTTTTGCTTTTAAAACTTCGGAAATACCCAAATAAGTATTTATCAATGCGGATGCCGTGGCCATAATTTTCCCGGCCTTGGTTTGTTTTCCAACCGCATCGGACATGGCTTGTAAAACATTGGCAATGGCTTTTCCTGTTTCCACCTTTGATTCATATTCCAATTGGTTCAATTTGGCCACACGTTCATTGTATTCCGTTATCGAAATAACCCGGTTCGCCAATGCCGTGTCCAATTGCATTTGCATTTGGTCAAATGAATGGGAATTGTCATCCATGAACGTGTCCAACAATGCCCGTTGTTGTTCATAAAACCATGAAAAATCATCCAATGTCCTTGTCATTTTTTGGGCAATTGTTCCAACGGATTTCAATGTCAACATGTCCAAATCATCAAATGTTTGGCGCACAACCTTTTTTGTTTGTTTTGCCAATTTTTGAACCGGTGATTTTTCTTCAATTGCCGGTCCACCCAATTTGTCCATTTGAACTTTGAACGTTTCCGCATATTTCAACAAATTATCTTGTTCAGTTTGGAAAATTCCTTTTGCTGCATACAAATTGACTTCTAATTGTTCCTTTTCCATCCTTAGAACTGCAATGCGCCCGGATGCTTTACCACGTTCCTCTTTGTCCGCTTCCTTTTGCAACAAATTCATTTCATTTTGAATTTCATTCAAACGTTGCATTGCCTCTCCATTGTCTTGAAAAAACTTTTTTTGTTTTTCAATCATGGTTGATTTGACCGCCTCAAATCCAACTTGCGCCAATAAAGATTGGTTGAATAAATCTTGCGCCCGTTTCAAATCATTGGTGTTTTTGATTGCCGTGGAAAAATAATTTGGTGAAATCTTGTTCAACTCTTGCAAAATTTCTTTTTTCCGGGATGCGGATGTATTGACATTTTCATATTCATGAACCAACATCCGAACGGAAACTTGTTCATCTGCATATTGGTCCGCCACGGATGTCAACGTTTCTTTTGTGATTCCCAATTCCCGGTTTGAACCACTAATGGCATTGGTTAATGATTCCCAATTGGATGCCAAATACCCAATGACACCGACCAACACACCAACACCGGTTGTGGCCAATGCAATTCGGAACGCTTTTGTGACACCAACGGAATCCCCAACAACGGCATTGTATGTTTTTTGGGCCAATGTAGTGACACCAATATACACGGCGGATTCCTTTTGCAACAAATTTTGAATTGATTGTGCGCCTTGCAACAATGCCATGGCACCTTGGACACGAACCAATGTTTTTTGCAAATCTTCATTTTCCGAACCAAACAATGCCGTGGCCCCCTCAACAACTGCAAACCCGGATGCAAGGCCCTCAACCGCCCCGGTCATTGCATCCAATTTGAATGTATCGGATGCCAATGCATTTATTCGGGCCTTTGTGTCACCGATTTGGTCTTTTAATTCCCCGGCACGTTGTGATAATAGTTCAAAATCTTTTGAACCCTCTTTCCCGGCTTGTGACAACAAATTCATTGCCTTTTGAATTTCTTTCAATTCATGTTGCAATGATTTGAAATCCTTGTTTGCATCTTCGGTTTCCGATTTTACCCGAATCAATATGTTTTTGGTAGTATCTGCCATGGCTTATTTATTCAATGATTGTTTGTGGTTTTGGTTCATCACCAATGAATGCATTTGCCCCATTGGTCAATGTGAATTGTGTTGCCTCAAATGGTTCAATATTGGTCACCCGGATGAACTCACATGTGGTTGATGTGTTTTTGTTTGCATCGAAATCCCGAATTGAAATCAATCGGAACATGGTGTTTCCAATCAAAATCAATTTCCGGAAATCCAAATTGTAAACATCAATCGAATCCAAATTGATATTGGCCACCAAACGTTTTGCATCCACATTGGTCAATTCATCAACATAATTACGCCAATATCGGTTGAACAAATTGCCGTTGGTGTATTTCCAAAATTGGTTTGTTTCCGTGTTGTTGGTCCAATAAATTTCACGTGGGATTCCAAAACACAAATCGTGTTGTGGATTGTATAAATTATCCAAATGGCCGGCATACGGGAATGATTCCAATGGTGTTCCCTCAAATACAAAAAATCCCGAATTTTTGGGATATACAATGAACCCATGAAACATGATTCGCAAACCCGGATTGATTGGTTTGACAACTCCGTTTTCATCCATGTCCCAAATACGTGACATCAAACGGGATGATGATGTGTACCCGGACATCGGTGCAATGGCAAACAAATTGGTTTGTTCATTGGAATCCGTGGCGAATTCGTTTTCAATTTCATAAACACGGGAACCATACGATGAATTGAATGCCGTTTGGTATTTTTTGGCAATGAATTCACCACCATCCCGGTGGTTGAAAACAAATGTTTTTTGGGTTGCCAATGCCACCGGTTCAATGGTCATTGTTTGTTCAACATCCAATTTTTGTGTCCAATCAATTGGTGGTTCCGTGGTTGCATAGAAATCCGGGAATGGTTCAATGTACAATTTTTTGGAATCAAATTTGTCCGGCATCACAAAACAATTGAACATTTTGAACACCCATGCCATGAAATCGGATTGTTTGATTTTTGGAATAATGGTTTGGTTCATGTCCCATGTTTGACCAACGGACATGTTTGGTGTTCCGGAAATCTTATTCAACCAAAACGAACCATCCGTGAAAATTCGCAAATATGAAATTGGTGGTGTTTCCGTATCCAAATAAAAAGAAATACGAACATCAACAACATCACCGGCATTCAATGGAATTCCGGTCAATACTCCACTAACTTGTACCGCATTTCCTGTATTTGGTGCCCATGTATAGGATGTCAATGTCCCAACCGGTGCCCCATTCACAAATAATTGTGCAATGGCCGTTTGTTCATATCCCAAAATTGACAAATTCGGTTGCCAATTCATGTGGCATTCAAAATCATACAAATCCGATGTGACACAATCGAATTCAAAATTGGCCGTGTCATAATTGCCACCATTGAAAAATGGTTCCGGCGTATCAATTGCAAAATTGATTTGAATGGTTGAACCTTGGTTGATGTCTTGGATTCCATCCATACCAATGCGGAACATTTGTTGGAATAATAATTGTTCCGGCATCAATGGTAATCCGGCTAAACCATACGGAACCACCAATTTTGCAAACAATTCCGAATTGAAAAAATTGGAAACATACGTGAACCCGGCACCGGCAAAAATCCGGTCAACATACGTTTTCAAATATATTGCCGGGTAAAACATTTCCGTGGTGTACAATTGAGATGCCGGTGGTGTGTTTGTCCGTTCACCGGCCGGTAATTGACCGTAATCAATCAACGGGTAACAATACCCATTGCCGGTTCCGGCAATCACCCATGAATCATACACGTTGGTTGAATTCCATTCATGGTTCAAATCCGAAAAATCAATGTCGGTCAATTCCTTTGTGGAAACGGACCGAATGAAATCGGCTGATTCCCCATACAATCCCAATTCATACACCACCAATGATTTGGTTTTCCGGATGGACAACAATTGTCCAATGCCACGGAATGTTTCAACACCATTCCGGATGATTTGCGCCGTGGCTTTTTCCAATGGGTTGAAATCAATGATGTATTGGTCAATCATGTAGATTTCACCAAACACCCGGTCATTGTTTGATGTTCCAACCACTTCAATGGTTTTGGACACGGCTGAATTCCGTTCCGTTGGATTTTCAATTTCATTCAATGAATATGTCACCGGCAATGGGATGTCATTTTCAATGTCAATCCGATGCCCGTTCAAATACAATTCGGCAATCATTGGAATGGGTTTGTTTGGTCAAACGTGTATTCAAATTCAATGGTCAATTGGTTCAATTGGTCAAATTGTCTTTTGAATTTTTGGAATGATGTGTTGGTGATGATGATGGGAACCATTTTCCCCAATGTTGGGATTGTTACCCACGCATTCGGTGTTTGAACCAATCGTGACAACCATTCAAATTCATCATCATTCAACCAATCCGACACGACGGAAAAACGTTGTTTGGATTTCACGTTTGCCACGAACCGGCCGGAATCACTCACATTGTACAACCCGGTTGAAAAATTCATGGATGGTTTTGATGAATTGGTTTTTTCCGAATCAACAAATTCACGTTTGGGTTTGGTGAAAACATACGTTTCAACACCACCCCACAAAAAATGCATTTCCGTTGTTTCAACATCCGGGCATGGTTCAATGATTTCGTATTCATAAACCTCTGTTAATCGGTCCAAATCCGTTGAATTCAAAACGCCATACATCACCACCCGTTTTGCTTCATTCAATGCAAATGAACCCGGTTGTGTATCAGAACAAACAAATTCCGATAAAATTTGCAATGTCCGTGGGCCAAATGGAACCGCCATCAATGGTGATGGGTTTTGGTCGGTTGCATCATGGAATTCCCGGGCCGGTGTGTTGAATTCAAATTGTCGAATCAAATTCCCCATGACATCAAAATATTCCACATGCATCAAATCAATGTTGGATGATGTTTGAATGGTGATTGGAAAATACAAATACGAACGTGTATCCATTGTGAATTTGTATTTTTGATTTTGTGTCAATGCCCGTGTGTGACGGATGGTTCCATTTTGGAAAAAATATGCCAATGGTTCAATTGGAAAATTCAACCAATCCATGGCGTATGTGATGGCCCGAAAATCATATTGGGAAAACGTGGTGATTGTTCCGGAAATTTCCTCTGCAAATTCCACGTTGACATCAACAAACATGTTTTCACAATTTTGCCCCATGGTCCATGAAATTTGTGAATCAACATCAATCCCCACAAACTTGGAAACAACCCCGGAAACATCAAAAAAACCATATCCATTGGTTGAATTTGGTGAACATTTCAAACGTGTGACCAATGTTCCATCAATTGAAACATCACAAACGTATTTCATCCCCACAACGGATGAATTGTCCGAATCCAAAACAATGGTCATTGGATTCCCGGAAAACGTGTACAATTCCGGTGTTTTATTTATTGTTATCATTTATTTGGTGTTTTGGGCAATTGTATTTGTGCAATTGCACCGGCAATGAATTCCCCCAAATTGTCGGTCAATTTTTGGATGTGTTTTTCAGTCAATACCGGTTCAATAAATGGCCGGGCCTTGATTCCGGTGGAATAGATTTGCCACCGGATGGATTTGGCCAATGATTCCCGTTGTTGTTCATCCAACCCGGTGAAATATCCCTTTTCCATTCCCCATGTTTGCATGGCTGACAATGGTGGCATTTTGTCTTTGTATCGAAATGGTGAATTCGGTGCCTTGGTTGTTGAAAATCTACCTTGGACACCATAATTGAAGTATGCCCAATAGTCAACATCCTGTGATGAAATTTCCGCCGTGTAAACCTCACCAAATTTTTCAACCGGCAATGCCACCAATGATTGGCGCAAATTACCGGTGGACCGCCCAACCCGTTGCCCTTGTTTGTCAAACGGCATGTTGTCGAATTCGGCAACCATCAATTTTGTGGTTTCTTCACACCAATCAAACAAAACCTTTTGGACATCATCAAAACCCGTGACATCATTGGCCACGGATTCATCAACACCAAATGAATCAAATTCAACGGAAAAAAAATTGTCTTTTGCCATCAATTACCAATGCACAATTCCAAAAAATTACACCATTCGCCGGTGGTTGTCCATTTCAAATTGTTCCTGTTCCCTTTGCATGTTGGAAAAAACAATGATGTTCAAAAATTCACGAGCCGGAATCCGGAAAACATCATTCCATTTCATTTTGTCCCCACCGGCAACCTTGTCAACCAAAATCAACCACCCGTAATTTTGAACAAATGGTGTTATTTGGTCAATTCCGTTTCCGCCTGTTTCATCAATACTTTTGAAAATTCCGGGATATTGTTTACAAATTGAATCCATGTGGCCAAAAAAAAATTCGCAATCCCCATGGCATCAATGATTTTCATGTGGTTTTGCACCAACTCCGAACGTTCTTTGTGGGCCGTTCCATCATATGGTTCACATTTCCCAAAATATTTGTGTTTGGTCAACAATGTGGCAATAATCAAATGCAAATTCCCAATTATTTCCGCCGGTGTTTTACCATGAATCCAATGGTTGTATTCAACAAATTGACCGGTGGTGATTTCATCAAACATGCGGATGATTTTGTATCGTGTCCCATCCAAATACACATGGGTTTTCCATTTGGCATGTGTCATGGTTTGCAATTGGTCCATGATTTCAACACCACGGCGTTGGACATCCCACATGGGCATTTCATCCACCTTTGACATGGACAATTCATCCACAATGGCCACAATGGTTTTCAATTGGTCAAATGGTTCCAAATGTCCCAACGTTTGAATTTCTTGGAATTGGCCCACCTTTAATTTGTGCCAAATGTTGTCAACTTTTTTTTTCATAATATGTGGTAGTTATCCTTGTTTGTGATTCCCAATTTTGTCATGGCAACGTATCGGATGGCATCAATTCCGTGGTTGAATTTGTCCACGGGTTTTCCCCCCATCCGTTCATCCCATTTGTAATTGTTGAATTCATCAATGATTTGTTTGGAATGTTTGGTGATGTTTATTTGGTAACGTTTCAACACATCAATTCCGTATTGGATGGAACCGGATGGTTTGGAAACACCCATGATTCGGAACCCGGACCGCCGGAATTCCTCTATTGATTTTTTTTCGCTCGAATCTGCAATGATTTGGTGTGTTTTATCGAATCCAATTTCATTCAAATATGCAATCAAATCCGTGTTCAATTTTTCATTGGTGTACAACAATTGGTCAACCCACAATTGCCCATCACCTTTGTAAACTCCCACCATGGCCGTTGGATCCGGATTCCAACCCCAATCCAATCCGTATGCAACCAATTCACAATGGGATGGGATGGCATCAACCACAAACCAATTCCGGAATATCAAACCCTCAATTTTCCCTGTCATGCCACGGGCATAAACACGCCACAATTCCATGTCCCGGTTTTTCAAATTTTCAATTTTCATCCGTGTTTCATCGGACAAAAATGGGTTGTGGCGATGGTCCGAAATAATCAATTCGGATTCCGGCAATGGTATCAATTCATCATGAACCCAAAACCGGGCATTCGGGTTGTAATCAATGAACGTTTGTTTTTCCGTTCGGATGTATATTTCATCAAAAATGGATTTGGAAATCCCGTTTGCTTCATTGAAAAATGCAAACATCCGTTTTCCGGATTTGGCATCTTGTCCATCATCAAATGATTTGAATTCCATTGTGGCCCCATTCACAAATGTGAAAATCCGTTCCGTGGAATTGTATGATTGAACCCATTTTTGCAATTCCGGTGATGTGTTCAAAATATTTTGGGCATCCCTCAACGCACCGGATTTTAGGTTGGGAATATCTTGACCAACAATGGTCACAACTTTGTTGTTCAATTCCGGTGCCATTTCAATGCATTTGAGAAACAGACATTGCAAAATGGAATAGGTTTTCCCGGAACTTGTCCCACCTTGGTTGATGACAATTTTGGCCGTGGATGAATAGTTTTTTTCAAAAATCACCGATGTTTTGAACATCATTCAATGATTTGATTTTCTGAATTTGCCAATGGGATTTCGGATGAAACAACATCAATTTGGATGAATGGTTCCGGTGATGAATTGATTGTGTCAATGGTTTCTTTTGGTTTGCCAAATACCCGGTCAAACAAAATTTCCATCAAATGAACGGAACCCCGGTTCATGTCACGTTCCATTTTTTTTGCAATCATTTTCATCCAAAATGGGACATCATCCCGTTCACCCAATTTGGTGATTTGGCCATGTGTCATGGTCAACAATGATTCAATGATTTCATGGCATTGTGATTTAGACAACCTCAAATTGAATTCCGTGGCGAACAATTCACCCACCACGTTTTCAATCTTTTTTGGTCGCCCATTTCGGTTGATGTTTTGTGGGTTTTGTTTCAACCCATTTTTCCCCCAATTTTCCGGCAAATTTTTCATATCAATACCCCATTCAATTTGTTCATGTTTAATGCATCAACCACGTTTTTGTTGTTGTCAAAATGAATGTCAATTTTTTTGTCCATGATGGTTTCAATTTTTTTGGAATTTGAACCGGTCAAAAAAACGTTTGATTCCGGGATTTTTAATTTTTTAGCCATTTCCAAAACAGGTCCACCAATGGTTTTGTTCCGGGCCGTAATGATATAAACATCATCACCAAATTTGACAAAAAATTGCGCCATCTTTTGAACCTTAGATTGGGTTAATGTCCCATCGTAATCAAATGAAATTTTCATATTTCCCCCAATTGCTTCAATTTATTTTCGGACCATTTCAACGCTTCCATTCCACCCCACAACATGAATGAAATGTACCCACATTCATTTTCATTTGCCCCGGTGAAATACGTTTTGGCCCGGCTCAAATATGAATAGGTGCGCCGGATGGTTTCAATTGAAACATTTTCGCCATTGGCATATTGTTGCCCACGAATTTTCCCCACCATCGTGGCGCACTTGTTTCCGTTTTTGGCATTCAATTCAATTCCACGTTTTGCATTTTCCGTGACCTTTTTTGGGTAATCATTGAACGTTTTTTCAAACTCACTTTTTTTCACGGCCAATGTGTTGCAAACTGCCAAACGTTGGATGTTGTCGGGAAAATCTTGTTTCATAACTTCATGCCCCATGCAACGGGCAATGAAATCATTTTTTGATTCTTCTTGGTTTCTTTTGGGTAACGGCATTGGGATTGATTGTTTGGGTTGGTTCCTCTTTTAAAACATTGGCCATGGCATCCATGATGGTTTGTGAACGTTTCCGGTGTTCAAATTCAAACAATGACATGACCACCACGAATGCATCGACAATACACCCGGTGCAACCACCATTGATTTCACGGCCTTTCAATTGGTGGAATAAAGTTTTGACCAATTCGGTTTGTGGTTGGTCCAACCTTAGTTCCCCAATCCGTACCCATTGCAAATACTTATCAAATAAAGTTTTGGCCGAATCAAACATTTCATCGGTCCATTGGATTGTCTTTTCTTTTATCATTGTTTCCAAATATTTTTGCGGATGAAATAGGTATAAATGACCGACATGCCACCGGTTCCAATTGCCATCAATGATTCAATATGCCACGGCAATTCAATCATCAACATGGCGCAAATTCCACCAATCAAACCAAACCACCATGACAAACAAACAAAGCAATTGAATGGTTTGAAATCCAACCATGGCAAACGTGTCAAATCGGTGATGGTCAATGCGAATGTTGATGCCCACACCGGAATCATCAACAACAAAAAAATCATGTTCATTTTACTCTTTTTAGTATTTCGGTTTTCAGTTTTTCCCGGATTTGTTTGATGTTGGTTGACAATGTTTTGTAGGGAATCCCGGAAAAATTGGAAAATTCCCGTGTTGATTTGTAGAACATGGACAATTGAATGGTTTGTTTTTCAATTTCATTCAATCCACCAACACATTCCAAAAATGCATCATGGTATTTTTCCCGGTCAACCTTGTCATCCAACGTGTTGTCATATACGGCAACCATGGACCATGTGTCAAAATCAACCCGTGACAATTTATCCCGATACACCCGGTCAAACAATTGCCTTTTGCCATGGTATGTATTCCACATCAATTTTTGAATATACCAACGGGAACCACCGGATTCCCAAATCATGGTCAATTTTTCCGGTGGTTTCTGCAACAAAATCAATGCGACCTCTTGGAACAAATCATTGCCATCCCATTTGGCCAATGACACCGCATCCGCTTTGTACATTTTGTTTGATACAAATTCCAAAATTAACGGATGCATTGATGTTGTCATTTGAATCCGTAATCATTCAATTTTTTCACGGCATTGTCCATGGCCGGGTTTTGTGGTTGTGAAAATTTCACGTAATGGGTTGCCTTGGATTTTTCATCCGGTGATTTGCGTTGCCCAACATACAATTCCACATCCCCCCATTGGTTGACCGGCAATGATTGGATTTCTTCCAACTTCAATTGGATTTTGATTCCACCATATTGGTTCACCCAACCTTTTCCAACAAATTTGTCATTTTCCATATTTCAATTTTTTATGTTTTCAAATATAACCAACACACGGCGAAAAAACAAAATCCGATACCACCACATCATCCCCACCACGTTGAATTCGTTTCCATCCCATGTCCATCCAAATGCCACCAATGATTTTCGGTGGTGCGCCCCGTTCAATATGCCATCCATGTGAACCATCAATGAATTCATCTTTGTATGTTGGTGTGCGAATATCCCATGAAACATTGTGACGGATGTGCAATGATTTCCCATAATGTGCGGATTCCTTAACCGATGCCATGATGTACAATTCATGAACGTGTCCCATCCAAACAACATCCGCATTGTTCACCATGGTTTGCATCCGGGAATGCTGAATGGTTCCTTTTGTCACCGGTCCACCACCGCCAAATCCATGCATGTATTTCAAATTGAATTTGGATGAATGACCACCCTTTGAAACGGAAAAACACTCCCATCCACCATATCCACCCAATTTGATGGTTGAACCTGTTTTGGAATTGATACCATCCACAAAACGTTTCAACACATCAATTTCATTTCGTTTCAAAACCGATGTTTCATGGTTGCCATACGAAATCCATTCAATGTGATGTGCAAATGGTGTGAACCATTCAATTGCCTCATCAACAACCAAATCAAAATAGTTCGGCCCAACATGTTCCGGCCTTAATTGGTCCTTTGATGCCCGTTTGTCATATTTGCCTTGCATGATGCAGAAAAAATCCCCATTGATGCGGATTTTGGCACCACGTTCAACGGCCGTTTCCAAATGGTTTTTCAATAGGTCACGGCGACATTTCGGGTTGTCAAAATGTATGTCCGAAATTAGCAATGACAAATACCGGCCTTGGTCGAAATTGACTTTCGTGTGAATGATGTTTGTGTTGACTTTCATGGTATTAAATGCATGTTTGTCAATATTTATCCCGGTCCTTGAAATACACACGTTTTGTCAATATGTATTCCCGGCATTCATCCGGAATGGTATTTGACATCAATGCTTTGTCAATGTATGGTTTCCAAAGTTTGGTGTATATTTTAAAACTCAAAATTTTGTTGATTTCATCCCGTTCATTTTTCATGTTGATGTAAAAATCAATCATGGGTTGGTTGTCATTCCGAATTTCCCCAATCATTCGGACCATGGGTTTCAACTTTTGTTTGTAATTCCACAACCATTTGATGAACTTGATTTCCTCACCACGTTCAAAACCATATGATGGGCCAATGTCGAATGGATGAACTTTCATGGTCGGTGCGGAACGTATGTTGTACGTTTGCCAATCTTTGTGGCTCTCAAAACCTGTTTCCGGTTGCCATCTTTTTTGAATGATACATGTACCCAATCCGGTTCGGTCAATGTCCCGAATTCCCAAATTATTTGGTCGAATTGGTCCAACTCACATGCAACCCGGAACAATTCCGCATTGGTCACGTTGATGCCTTGGATGTCAATTGCCTCACCTTTGCAATGTTGGGAAATCTTTGCACCACCAATGGCCCGGTTCAATTCCGGTGACCGGTAAAATGATGAAATCCGGATTGGCCCACATTGTTTCCGGATTGGTTCAAAAACGTTTTCCGCTGTGGCTTTCATGGTTTCAATGATTTCCGGTGATGGGTTGTTATCAATACCCAACCGGGTTGCCGTGTTGGATTTTGTTGCCTCTTCAAACGTTATGTGTTTGCTAATATTCATTTTTCAAATGTTTGATTGTAGTATTGTTCGGCATTTACCTTTTCATCATTGGCAAACGTTCCCTCATTGAATGCTTTGATTATTTGTTCCAATTCCATTTCCTTGGCTTGCAAATAACATTTGTTGATTGAACGGATGTCCAATGGTGTCATTAGTATGTTTTCAAATAACCAATCCACCGCCGTTGGTTGTTTCATATTTCAATGATTTTGGTTTGATAGAATTTCAAGAATTAAGTTAAATTTCAAATTTTCAATATCACCATGCCAAAATATTTTTTCCGACATCCCCGAATAGGTGATATATGGTTTCCATTCTTTTTTATCTGCAATCAAAAATCGTTTTGTTATGTGCAAATATTCAACGGCAAATTTTCCATTTTTTTCAATAATCCTAAATTCCGGTTTCATATTTCAATGATTTTGATGTTGAATTGTTTTTCAATCAATTTTTTTTTCAGTTTGTACAATGGTGTTTTGAATCCTTTGACATCTTCAATTTTGAATTGGCCGTTGGTCCGGTCCAAATAAACAAAATCCGCAATGTATTTGAAAACGGGTTTTGAATCCCCCGGCAATGTGAATCCGAATGGAACTTGTAATTTCAAATCAATGATGTCACCGACCATTTCCCGCATTTTCAATTCCCCATACCTTTGCGCCTCTTTTTTGCTATCAAAAACAATCCCATCAACATTTGTTTTTCGGTTGTTGTATTTGGTTCGTGTTGTCATCATGTTACATTGTCAAATTTACCGTTTTTTTTGCCCGTGGTTGAACGTTCACCATGTCGTTGGTATATGCATACCACATTGAATTTTTGATGGCCTTAAATTGGTTCATTATCATCATCCAACATTTTGAACCCATCATCCATTTTGAATTGGTCAAACCAATCATTGTATTCACAATGTTTCCGGGTTTCTTTGTGCAAACGTTCCATTTCACGTTCGGTCAATTCCAAAACGTTGTCATTTTCATCCGTGACCATTGTGATGTCAATTTGTTTCAACCATGGGTTTTCAAAATAGATGATGTAATTTTCAAACTCAAAATCGTGTGTCATTTCGCATTCATTGTTAATTGTTTAACTTGGTGTTTTCTGTTTTCCTCAACCACTTCATTGTATTTCCGGCGTTGTGGATTGTAATACCATGCATTGGTCCAATGGTCGGAATGTATGGGTTTATGCCACATCAATGCATCCCTCAAATCGGATTCGGTTTTGAATTGGTCGAAAAACAATTTGCATGCCCATGCGGATGCGGATGCATTGCCATCAATGGAATCCGTTTTTTGTTGTTTGGTGGACAATAGTTCATCCAATCCGCCCAACTTGAAATCAATTTGTTTCCCATTTTGGAAACACATGTCCCGTTGTTTTTCGGTCAATGAAAATCCGGCATGTTGGTAAATTGCCAAATATGTCACGGAACCGAAATCAAAAAATTTCATCATGTCCCCGTTGTTGTTTTTGAATTCCCGGAAACATGAAACAATCCAACAACAATTTTCATCATTGGAAACGGGTTGTTTGGTGAATGTCACAAATGATTGGGAAATCCGTTCGTTTGATTTGTCGAACCGGATTTTGTAATCCCGTACCCATTGCAAAATCAAACGTGGTGAACATTTCAAAATGTTGTCCGAATTTTTCCGGCCATGCTTCATGGCATCCATAATCAAATCTTTGGTCAATCCGGGAATGGACATGAAATCATCATCCAATTGGTTTGCCATTCGTTTCAATTCATTTGGTTCCGGCATTTGGTTTCCGAAATAGGACAACCCATCGGAAATGATGGTGATGCAGAAAAAAACCCGGTCATGTTCGGGATTTTCTTTGTAGGTGGTTTTTGTGTTTTCCATTGTATTTGTTTTTGATGTTTCAAAGATAGTCAAATCATTCCGTTTTCTCGCATCCATTCCGCCGGGCTTTTACCATCATATTTTCCACCGGATTTTTTTTCGTACTTTTTTGTGGACATGAACCAATTGAAAAAATGTGAATTGGCCAAATGGATACGTGGGTAGGTTGCACCTTTGGACACGGATGTTTTTTTGAATTCGATGTGTTTTTGTTCCAATGTTTCCCGGTCAATTTGGTGGGCATCCCGGAACCGGTGCCAATGCAAATCTTGGTTCAAAAATTCATCCCAAAAATCATCAATCGTTTTTTCTCTCTTACTACTATTAGTTAATGTTTTTAAGTTTTCTTCTTTATATATGGTGTGGTTGGTCAAATTTTGTTCAACTGATTGTCCAACTGATTCATTTTGGATGGTCAATTTTTGTTCAACCGGTTGGTCAATTTTTGTCCATCCATTGATGGTGAATTTGGTGATGTTGTACGTTGACTTTTGTGATGATTTTGTAATGAATCCACTTGACTGCAATTCTTTGATGAACCCACGGATGGTGGTTCGGGATAACCCCGTATCATGGGAAATGTCAACGGCATTCACGGGAAATTCGATGGACCGGGATTTGTTTGCCAATTCCACCAAATACACACCGAATCCGAATCCACCCCATGAAATTTGCCGGTGATGAACCATTTGAACCAATTGTTTGGTTAATTTATACCCATTCATTGTTTTGATTTTGAAAAAAAATGGTGTGCAATTTACACACCATTTCCGATTTTAGGAACCACAACCAAAACATTCAAAATTTGAATCATCCGGTTTTTGTGGTGGATGGTTGAATTGATAAATTGTGATTTTGATTTGGTTGATTTCATCCCGGATGGCAAATTGTTCATCATTCATTTCACCGGTCAATTGGTTTTCCAAATAAGACATCCGCCATTTCAATGATTCGATGTCTTCAACGTGTTGTGGTTGTTTATAGTTCATTTTTTGGGTTTTAATACGTTCACGGGTTGCAATCCACGGCCAATCAAATTCATGTCAACACATTTACCGGCATCATGTTCATTGTCAAAATTTCGGGTTGTATGTTTGCCATCAACAAAAATAGATGATTGGTAATACCATTTTCCTTGCGCACGTACAACATAAACGTGTTTGTATTTTGATTTTTCGGGTTTTGTCAAAATTGCCATCAATTGAATTTTTTGTTGTTGAACTTTTGTTGCAACCGGGTTGACAAATCAACCAACATCGAATGGGATTCCGGTTGTAATAATTGGGTTTTGTGTTTGTCCAAAAACAATTCAATGGTTCGGATGATTCCATCATTGTGTTTTTTGCCATTGGATTCATTGTTCAAAATCCGGTGGATGAAATCATAATCATCCACCATTTTTTTCCATTTTGCCGTTGTCATTTCAATGTGATTTTCAATGCCGTTGTTGAACTTTTGATTGGTGGGTTGATGGTCACAATTTCTCCATCATCGGTGATGATGTTTAATGGTTCTTTCAATGACTTCAAAAACGTTTCCCGTTGCTTTTTTAATTCGGAATAGTGTTTGACCATTTCATCAAAACGTTCCCATTCCGGGCAATTGGTGGATTGGTAATCGTATTTGACACCTGTTTCCACGGAATCAATCACGGCCCCAAACATTTCCGAACGTTTGCCATATTTCATTTGTTCAACCATGGCATCATCATTGGTCATTTTGATTGCATTTTCCAACGCATCAATCACCATTTTTGCTTTGACACGGAATTCCAATGGGTTGGTAATGCCCTCTTGAATGTTGAATGTCATTGCCTCTGCTAATGCATTCACGGATGATTTGCCGGAAATTGAATCCAACAATTTTTCGGTTGTGATAATCATGTCCATTGGGCATTGTCATTAAATTTGAAACGGATGATTCGGGTTTTGTTTTGGTTGTATTCAACATCCATCCATCCATTTTCACTAAAACGTTTGAAAATTTGTGGAACATCTGCAATGGTATGAAACCATCGTAATTTGTTGACAATTGGTTCATCCCGTTGAATCCAACAATTGATTCCAAATTCTTTAATTAAATCTTGAATAAAAAATCTTGTGTGAATTTGAATGTATTTGAATGGGTTTTCCTTTGATTCCATTTGGGTTTCCATTTCAAACAATTCCGTTTGTGATGGGCCAATCATTTTGGCCAATTCGATTGCATTAATGGTGATTACAATTTTGATGTCCTCACCAACTTTTTTGATTTGTGTTTCCATTGTTTTGATTTTATTTTGTTTTTAAACTCCATTCAACACCGGTTGCAATGTAAAATTCATCCATCATGGTTTGGTCCACTTCAATGAATTCATTTGCTTTTTGCACAACATCCAATTCACCACCCAACCAACGTTCAATCACCTGTTTGGTCAATTCCGGTGTTGGTTTTCTTTTGACCGGAACATCATCCGTTTTTTTGGCCGTGGTTGGTTCGTTTTTAGTGTTGCCATACTTTGGGCCACCTTGGTTTGTTTTGGCCTTTGAAACGGGCGCATTTGCCGTTGTGTTGCCAATGGCCCCATTGCCATCATCATCCGTTTGAATAACACCAAAACATGATGCCAATGAATACCGCCGGGCATACGTCAAACCGGCCCCAAATCCGTGGGCATCGTTTTTGGTAACGGGAACCCATGTGACACCATTTGAAAATGTTTCCCCGGATTCATGAATGATGATGGTTTCAACCCCAACAAAATTGTTTTCCCGGTGAACCCGTTGAACATATCCCAACCCGTTTTCCGCCAATGGTTTTTTGATTGCCATGGTCACGGATTCCAAATCCGCATACTTGGAACCGAAAAATGGGTTGTTTGAATCCATGATTGCCCCGGCAATGGTGGATTGTGCTTTGACCAATGATTTGGCCAATGATTTGATTGTGTTTTCCATTAAATTGTTTTTTTGGTTTTGCAAATTTATTTGTTCAATTCTTTTTTCCAAATCAATCCAACAAAAAATGTTTGATGACTTCTAATTTGTCCGGCGAAATTACCCCATTAATGATGCATTTTCGGTATGTGGGTTGACTGATTGGCAAATCTGCAATCCGATAACCTTTTTTTACCCGGTTGTATTCCAAATCAATGGCCAATGCATCGGACACGTTGGGTTGAATTTTTTTCCGGCCCACCCGGATTTTGTTGATTTCTCTTTTCATTTTTTGAAATTAAATGTGATTAAAAAATTGTTTTCGTTTCGGTTCAATTGGAATTCAAATGTGAATTCCGTTTCATCAATGTCCATGGTGAATTTTGGTGAATGGGCAATGGTTGTTGTGTATTCGTTGCAATACTTCAATGACCAATTCAATTCATCCAACAATGATTCATCCGAATACCAATCAAAATTTTTGGCAATGTGGTAAATATCCCACAACATGTGATTTGACACCGAATTCCCATCCAATGGTTTGATGGTAAATGACCAACCGGAATCACCATCATGATGTCCAATCGAATTTAAATTTGGGATATTCATGTTATTTGTTTTCATGTCTTTTGGTTTTTTTATCTGCAATACGTTTTGAAATGTAGGCCCCAATGAAAACCATGTATATCATGGTAAATGGGTTTTTGGTGATTAGGAAAATGAACAATGTTGCCAATCCCCAAATGGTTGTTTGTGTTTGGTTCAAGGTTCAATCAATTTCGGTTAATGTTACCCGGTAATCGAATCCAATTCCACCGGCCATGTCACCATCAATGTCAAGGTTGTGGAAATCCGCAAATTCACGGAAATGTTGTTGGGCCATTTTTTCGGTTGGGAATGTGCGCACATCCAACGTTCGTGTTGGGAAATGCATGATTTCAATTTGTTTTTTCATGTTTTTGATTTTTGATTTTTTGTGCGTTGTGGATGCGCACCCCCCATTTGTTTGATTTTAGATTGTGCAATCTTTCAAATCGGATTGTGTCATTAGATATTCCGATGGAATTTGTTTTCTGCATTCCGAACCAATGCCCACAATCCATGCATCATTGTAAAATTTTTTGTCATTTTTGGGATACATACAACCACCATAAATTGATTGCACAAAATATTTTGGATTCAACAATAATTTGCCACAACATGGGCAATGTTCCTCTCCCAACATATCCGCTTTACTTCTGTTTTTTTGGAATTGTTCATACGAATTCAACGTTGGGATTTCAACAATTTGATTTGGTTTGTTTAATGTGTTTTCCATTGTTTTGATTGTTTAACTATAAAACAAAGGTAACACACAAAATGAATTGTGCAATACTTTGAACAAAATAAATTCAATAAAAGATTTGCGATTTTTGCAAATTGTGTCAAAACACCATCAAAAACAAAGATTTTTCGGGCAAAAAAAATGTGGCGAATTTCACAATTGGCCACACTCCAAAAAAAACTACATGAAAAACACTATCAAAACAAAAACAATGGCCATGGCAAAACCACGGCCATCAATCAAAAACAATGAATGGAATTCATCGTTTCAAATATAGTTCATTTTTTTGAATCATCAACCGCAAATTGTGATGTTCCGGCCATAATTCCGCCACATGCAATCAAATAACCGGCAACATTCACAATAGCCACGGGCAATCCAACCGGAAATGCCAAAATCATTGCACCAACGGAACCGGCAATGATTCCCATGGTTTGAACTTTTTTGAAAAATTTTGGTGTTGGTCCGTTCAAACGTTCCAAAACACCCATTTCATTTGTTTTTTTCATTTTTATTGGGTTTTGTTTCACTTATTCCACGTTTCAAATTTTTGATGATGGATTCATAAATTGAAAACCCATACAACAATTTGAATGATTCATCAATGGATTTCAATTCAACCATGGCAATCACACCAACACAAATTTTGGTGAACTCCAAATTGGTCCCAATGATGATTTTTTCCAACATGAACACCGACAAAACGGCCATGTTGTACAAAAATATCTTTGAAATCGAATGCCCCATTTTCCGGGAACTTATTTCATCCCCGTTTTTGTATGCCCTGTAAATTCCAAAAACAAAATCAACACCAATCAATGTGGACACCAACAATGCCAATGGAATCAATGGTGATAAAAATGCCACCACTCCAATCCACAAATGAATCATCCATGATTTCATGATGGTTCAATTTCAAAGTATGAAACACCGCCATTGGTGGATTCCCACAAACGGCATCCGGGTTGATACAATGACATGGCATCCACCAAATTCAAATCATATTCGGTGGAACCATCCACCAATGTAATTGCATAAACTTTCATCATGGTTTCAAAATTTCAATAAATACCGATTCCAAAATTGCCGTGTCCGTTCCGGTTGCCTTATTTACGTTGAATGAAAATGGAATTGGTTGTGTCAAATCAATTGTGTTGTTTGTCAATGCGGATGTTGTTGTCCCAAACCCGGTCACACTTGTTGTTGACCAAATCCGCAAATTGGTTGATGATGTCACAATCATGAACAATTCACCTTGAATGTTTGTAACGGATGCCCCTTGTGATGCCGGAATAAAAATGGAATTCCCGGTTGTGGTGTTATTTCCAAATCTTATTCGTGGTGATTTTGTCCCAACGTTTCCGGAAAACGAATACATGAACCCCAATCGGATGATGTCACCGGATGCCAATGTATTTGCCGGAATTGACAATGTTTGTATCACACCCTCAACACCATTTCCGAAATTCCCGGCCAATGCCGAACCGCTAAAATGTAGGGTTGGGAATGTTACTTTTGGCAATGGTTGGAATGTTTTATCACCACGGAAAAATTGTGATGTTGTCCCGGCCGTGATGGTTGATTCTTTGTAATTCAATTGTGTTTGAATTGATGATGTCACACCATCCAATGTTTGGAATTCCGCATTGGAAACGTTTCCATTTGCCAATTTTGTTGCATCAATTCCGGATGGCAAATCCGCCCCGGCAATGGCACGGGATTCCCACAAATTGGTTGTTGAATTGAAAAACAATCCATTCCGATTGGTTGGTGTTTGTGCTGAAACATCATGCAATTCGTTCAATTCATAACCATTTTGGATGGCCACTTCTATTGAACCTTGGTTCACATGGACACGTGTGACAATACCAATATAGACCAAATGGTTTGGTGCGTATTGTTTTGTCATGGTCAATCCACCGGCCGTGGTTGAACTCAAATACAATTGTGCGCCCTCTGTAAATGCGGATGTATTCAAACCGGCCAAATCCCCCCGAACCACAACAAATCCATTTTGGTTGTTTGGTATATCCGCTTGAATCAATCCAAATGTTTGTGCGGATGTCGTGTCACCGGTTGCAATGGCTTTTGACACAACGGCTTTATTTCCGGATGCTCCTGTAATATACACCGCCGTTCCTTTTGTCAATGTTGCCCCGGTTTGATTTCGGATTTCCCGAACCAATGTCCCGGATTGTCCGGTCGTTGGAAAATCGGTTGGTGTTCCAACACCATCCAAATATTGGGCCGTTGTTCCTGTTGGGTTGTCAAATTTCCCATCCAATGCCGTTTCAATGTCCGAAATTTGGCCATCAATGGTGGTGATGTTTGATTGAATGGTTGAAATATCACCTTGAATTGTGGTGATTTCACTTTGAATTGTGGCAATTTCCCCATCAATTGTGGTGATGTCATTTGACAAATTAGTCAATGCCGTGTCCAAATCCGTTTGATTTGATAATGTCCCGGTAATTCCACCCCATGCAACACCGCCACCACCACCACCGGATGTTTTCAATTCCAAATCCCCATTGCTCAAACCCTCTTTCCACCAATATTCAACGGCCCCGGAACCATCATCAACAACAATGGTCAAACCAATTTCACGTTGGTCAAATGGAACATTGGTTGTTGCATCATTCACCGATTCCCACGGCCCAACACGGGCATCCAAATGGGCCGGTTTGTTTAAATTAAAATTGTCGGTCAAATTTATCATGTCAATACAATGTCATTTGGGTTGTGGCATTGGTTTGCCAATTGGAAATATAAACATCATACACAACCCCATTGTGGGTTGTTGTATCAATTAAATTGAACAATGTGGATATCAACCCCCGGTCAATCAATGAACGTCGCCAATTGGTCACGGAAATGGTTGATGGGATGGCAAACCACAATGACATGTTTTGTGTTGCACCGGAATCAAAGGAATCAATTTCAATTTCAATTCCCGGCCGGATGGAAAACGAATTCCCATCCCAAAAATCACCAATGATTCCCGTTTCCGTTGCCCCGTAATAAAACCAAAACGGACCGGTGGAACTTGGAATGGCGCAAATACTTGGACCAAATGGGATGGCTAAATTGAATTGAACCCGGCAACCGGCAACCCGGTCCGAAAATACATCATCAAAAAATGTCACCGATGGTGAACCCACCAATTCCAAATCATAATTGTTGGTAAATTGGGAAACATAATCCGTTGCCAATTGCAACATGTCCGACATGATTTCATCCGGTTGTAATTGTTGCAAATCAACACCATCCGCCGTGGTTGGACCATCCGCCAATTTTTGGAATTCCTCAACTTTATCCATGAAAAACAAACCACAATTCAATTGGCAATATCCGGAATTCAACGTGGCATTGTCCGGTGATGCAAAAACCAATGGATAGTATATCCGGTCAACATCTGCATCAACGAAATTCACGATTTTTGCGGAATTTGTGTCCGTTATTCGGCCCGTTCCAAACGAATTCACCAACGGATGAATCCGGGAAAACTCCAACAACGCTTTTTTCACTGAATTCCAACTTTTCATGCCACAACTTTTTTATTTTATCTTGGTTTTTTTTATGCATACAAATCAACAATTGCACCCGTTTTCCCCTTGGAAACGTTGTTCAAACGTCTGTTTGCCCCAACAATTGTCCAACACCAATCCGGTGTTGTAATTTTCACGGGATGGGATGATGTCATCAATTGAATTGTTTGAATTGTACAATGGGTAATTGGAAACATTTGCCACAATGAACAACG